AGTTGCAGTCTGTTTCCAAGTAAACAGCAAGTAGAAATTATTTCTAAACCTATAGAACGATCTATAGCACAACCAGTAATGCCTCGTGAAATATCTTTAAATGATCCTTATTGGTATGTTGTTTCAGATAAAAACTTAGATGAGTTTCTTGCTAGAATAAAAAAAGAAAGTGGTACAGTTGTATTTCTTGCTATGTCAGTACCTGATTATGAATTGATGGCATACAACACACAAGAATTAAAACGCTATATCAGTGAGTTACAAGAAGTTGTGGTTTATTATAAAAAAGTTACTACACCACAGGAGAATAAATGAACATATCACAAGAAGGATTATCATTAATTAAAAAATTTGAAGGATGTGAATTAGAAGCATATCAATGTGCAGCAGGTGTTTGGACTATAGGTTATGGTTCAACTAAAGGTGTAAAGGAAGGAGATACTCTTACGCAAAAAGAAGCAGATAATTTGTTATTACATGAAATGCAAGAGTATGAAAGTTATATTAAAGAGCTAGTAAAAGTACCCCTTAAACAAAATCAGTTTGATGCTTTAGTATCTTGGGTATTTAATCTTGGTCCAGCTAATTTAAAAGCATCTACTATGTTAAAATTTTTAAATGCAGGTGATTATCATTTAATTCCAAGCCAAATAAAAAGATGGAATAAAGCAGGTGGTAAAGTTTTAGAAGGATTAATAAGACGGAGAGAAGCAGAAGCATTAATGTTTGAAGATAAAGACTGGAGTGCTGTGTAATGCCTTTAGTTAAATATGTTTTTAGACCCGGTATAAATAAAGAAGGTACTAACTACAGTAATGAATATGGTTGGTTTGATGCTGACAAAGTAAGATTTCGTAAAGGTAAACCTGAACGCATAGGTGGCTGGGATAAATTTACTGATGGAAGTTTTATTGGAACTTGTAGAAAACTATACCCATATAAAGCTATTGATGGCGATCAGTTTATAATACTTGGCACTCATCAAAAACTTTATGTTCTTAATGGAGATGTTTATTACGATATAAATCCTATTAGAGCTACTTCTACCAATGGTGTTGTATTTGCAGCAACTAATGGATCATCTACTATTACAGCTACTGACAATGCACATGGAGCAGTTGAAGGAGATTTTGTTACTTTTGCACAAGCTGTTAGTTTAGGTGGGTTAATTACAGCTTCTGTTTTAAATCAAGAATATCAAATTGACTCTGTACCTAGTGTAGATACTTATACTTTTACTGCTAAAGATACTGATGGTAATACTGTTACTGCTAATTCAAGCGATACAGGTAATGGTGGTTCAGGGGTAGATGGTGTATATCAAATTAACTCAGGATTAGATGTTTATGTTCGTTCTACTGGTTGGGGTGTAAATCCTTGGGGAGCAGGAACATGGGGATCAAAAGCTGATTTATCTTTAACTAATCAACTTAGATTATGGACTATAGATAATTTTGGTGATGATACTCTTGCTGCACCTAGAGGTGGACCAATATATTTTTGGGATGAGTCAGATGGTTTAAGCACCAGAGCTACACTGCTATCAGCAGAATCAAGTGCAAGTGATGTACCTACAGCAGTTATACAAGTAATGACTTCTGATGTAGATAAACACTGTATTGCATTTGGTTGCAATCCTATAGGTTCAAGCACTATAGACCCTTTACTGGTAAGATTTTCTGATAGAGAAAGTGCAGTAGATTGGACTCCTACAGCAACTAATCAAGCTGGTGGCGTACAACTTTCACAAGGTTCTGAAATTATTGGAGCACTTAAAACAAGGCAAGAAATACTTATATGGACTGATGTAGGTATTATTTCTATGCGTTTTGTTGGCGAACCATTTATATTTTCATTTACAGAAGTAGCAGAAGGTCCATCTCTTATAGGACCTAATGCTGCTGTAAGTGCTAATAATAGAGTTTATTTTATGGATGCTGGTGGGTTTTATGCCTACTCAGGTTCTGCAGAAAAAATACAATGTACAGTATTAGACTATGTTTTATCTGATTTAAACCAAGATCAGTTATTTAAAGTGTTTGCTGCAGTCAATAATCTTGCTAATGAAATAATGTGGTTTTATCCATCAGGCACTAATACAGAAATAGATAAATATGTTTTATATAATTATCTTGAAAATGTTTGGAGTATAGGCACAACTGATGATGGCTTTGTTAGAACAGCATGGGATCAAGCATCAATACTAGAATATCCTATAGCTGCAAGTAAAAATGATTCAACCAATCTTAACTATGTTTATAATCATGAAAAAGGTCATGGTAATGATGGCAGTAACTTTACAGCATACATAGAGTCAAGTGACTTTGACTTAGAGCCAGATGGTGAAAGATTTACTTTTATATCTAAACTCATACCTGATGTACAGTTTAGAGATCAACAAGGTACAAGTGATAGTGTTACTTACACCATTAAAGGTAGAGACTATCCACTGCAAGACTTAACTACATTACAAACAGTTGATGTAACACCTAACTCTACATTTTCTAATACTAGAGCTAGAAGCAGACAAGCTGCAGTTAGAATATCAAACTCATCTAGTGACTATGGTTGGAGAGCAGGAGACCTTAGACTAGAGATTAGACCAGATGGTAAAAGATAATGGCTGATATCAAAACGATAGCATTACCCTTACCTAGTCAAGAGTTTGATCCAAATAATGAAGCAGTTACACGCAGATTAATAGAACAAGCTATTGAAGAAATCAATACTAAAATTACTTTAATTAATAGAATGAAGTCTACTACTATAAGTAAGGCTTCTAGACGACAACAATTTTTACTTATGGGAATAAAACATGGCTGATAATCTTAAAGTATTAGGACAGTTAGACCCAGCAGCTACTACAACTACTGTGTTATACACAGTGCCAGACATGACACAAACAACAGTTAGTTCTATTGTTGCAGCAAATCGCACAGGTTCTGCTATTACTTTTAGACTAAGTGTTCATGTAGCTGGAGCAGGTGCTGATGATAAACAGTACATATACTATGATAAATCAGTAGCAGCTAATGATTCCCTAGCAATCGTTTTAGGTATAACATTAAATCAAACAGATGTTATTAAAGTTTATACAAGTGCAGTCGACATGAGTTTTAATATGTTTGGCTGTGAAACCACAGAGGAAAGATAAAGAATGGATATAAAGCAACAAACACAAAATGTAGCTAATCAAGGTCGTTATGGCGACTCTATGCTTCTCCATGTAAATCCAGCAGAAGTTAAAGGCTTGGCACAAGCAATGCCTATTACAGTAAACCCACAAACAGGACAGCCTGAAGCCTTTTTACCTTTTCTTGCACCAATCTTAGGATCAATGGCTGGTACTGCTTTATTAGGAGCAGGTGGATATGGTTTATCTGCAGGACTTGCAGCAGGTATTGGAGCAGGTCTAGCTACATATGCACAAACAGGTGGTTCTGGTTCTAAAGCATTACTATCTGGTTTAACAGCAGGGTTTGGAACAAATGCATTAAATACAGGTGCACAGTCATCACAAATAGCAAGTGATATTGCTACACAAACTGCAGCAGATACAGCTAGTGCTCAGATAGCACAAGGTATTGCAGATGGAACAGCAGGACAAGCAACAACATTAGCAGCTCAACAAGCAGCAGGAGCAGGAGCAAGAGAAGCAGCAACTAAAGCAGTAACAGATGCTGCAATTACTATGCCTAGAGTCGCAACTGGTCCTTTACAAGCAACAAAAGATATATTTGCAGGTGGCTTTGATCAAGGTGCTAAATCATTAGCAACAGGACTTATGTCTCCTAGTGGTATGGTTGCAGGTGCATCATTAGGTACACAAGGAGTTATAAACTCTCAAGAACTATTTGAAGAACAAATGCGACAAATGGAAATGGATGAAGAAGAACGCAGAAGAAATATGTATGCAAATAATCCTGAAGTACAGTTATATTCAGCAGCAGGTGGATTAACACAATTTCAAGGTGGCGGTGATACTGATTATGGCTATGAATCAAACAAACAAGTATATGCACCAGCTAAACAACAATATGCAGTAAACCCTGACTTTATGGCAGGATTTGCACCTGAAACAATGTACTTTAGACCTGATACTCTTAATGCTCCATCAATGAGTACAAGAGGTGGATCACGACCAAAACTAGGAGCAGATACTTATACAGGAACTAAAGGTGGTTATGACTATGAAGGTAGTTATGATGCAGATGGCAACTTTGTTGCAGGTACAGCACAAGGCGTACAGTTTGCACCACAAACAGCTATAGACCCATATGCAGCATATACAGGCTCTGCACCTCAAGGTTTAGTTCAATCTGCTTACAATCCTTATCCAGTACAACCAATAAGTATGTCTCCAACAGATGAAACTGAAGATACTTCTGATTATGGCGGAATTGGTGGAGAAGATTTTTATGGTGGTGATCCTAATTTTGATTTTTCTTTTTACAATGCAACAGATTCTGCTGGTAATCCTTTAACTAGCTCTCCATATGGTGCATATGATCAACAAGCTGTACAAGATATAAGAGATCAATATAGTAATTATTTCTTTGACTATGATGATATTCAAGACTTTTATAGAGATGAAATGTCAAATGTTGGTAGAAAAGCTGGTGGCGATACAGATAAAAAAATGCCTAATAAAGGATTAGAAGCTTTAAATAAAGTAGCACCTGATGTGGTAAATAAAATGGGTTATCAAGAAGGTGGACAAACAGACCCATTAATACAAGAAGTTACTATGTTTATTTTAGGTGAATCTGATGATCAGCAAGTCGTTAATCAATTTGTTGATAAGTATGGTGTAGAGGCTTTTACAAAACTTAGAGAAGAAATTTTACAATCACTTGTGCCTAATGCTCAAACATCAGGACTTATAAAAGGCGTTGGTAATGGTGGCATGGATGATGACATTATGGGAACTATAGGCAATAAAGAAAAAATTGCTGTATCTCAAGATGAATTTATTGTACCTGCAGATGTAGTTTCTATGTTAGGTGATGGCAGTTCAGATGCTGGTTCTAAAGAGCTTTATGACATGATGGATAGAGTAAGACAAAAGAAAACTGGTACAACTAAACAAGCACCTAAACTAGCTAATGCTGGAGGACTATTACCAGCATGAATTTAGTAGCAGAAAACATAGAAATGCAACAAGAAAATTATGAAATTTCTTTAGTTCCTGCTGATAAAATTTCTTTAATTTGGAAAAAAATAGAAAAGTATCTTAAAAAATCTGCTGGTCGTTCAGGTGGAAGAACAACAATAGAAGATATTTATTACGAGCTTATAAATAATAAAACACATCTTTGGATTATTTATGAATCAAACACATCTGATATTAGTGGAGTGCAAATAACTTTATTTAATATTTATCCTACTGGTAAAAAAATGTTAAATCTAGAACATACTGCTGGAACTAATATGCAAGATTGGGTTGAAAAAGGTATTGATGTAATTACTCAATTTGCTAAAGATACAGACTGTGAAGGCTTAGAAGGTATAGGCAGACATGGACAATGGAATTGGGTAAAAAATAAAAAAGGTTGGAAAAAACCTGCAACATTTTATGAATATATATTTGAGGAAAATAAATGAGAAAGTTTAAAGGTGGCGGTAGTAGCGGACCAACAGAAACAACTGTAACTCAAACTGATCTACCAGAATATGTACAGCCGTATTTTGAAAGATTATTACAAAGAGCTGAAGCTGACAGCATACAAGGTTATCAACCTTATGGTGGTCAACGATTAGCATACTTTTCTCCTGATGAATTAACATCACAGGCAATGACTCGTGGCTATGCTACATCAGGTACACCACAAGCATACACAGATGCTCAAGCTAGATTTGGATCAGTTGCTCCAATAACTTCAGGCTATACAGCAGGTCAAACTCAATCTACTTATGATCCAAGAGAAGTAGGTCAAACTTATCAAGCAGGTACTTACAATCCTAATTATCAAGCTGGTGGGTTTGATGCAGGATATGATGCTAGAACAAGAGCATCTCAATATATGGCTGGTCAAGCATTGCCAACATACGATCCATTAGCTTATGAACAAAATCTTTCTAGGTTTATGTCACCATATCAACAGAATGTTATTGATATAGAAAAAAGAGAAGCTGCTCGTCAATCAGACATTATGAGCAAAGGCATAGGTGATCAAGCTACAGCACAAGGTGGACTAGGTGGATATCGTGAAGCTATACAACAATCAGAAAGAGAAAGAAATCTTGCACAACAGCTAGGTGACATTCAAACAATGGGCAGTCAAAGAGCTTTTGAATCAGCACAAGCACAACTTGAAAGAGAAAGAGCTGCACAACTTAGTGGTGCACAATTTGGTTTATCTAGATTTGGTGCACAAGAAGGTGCATTGCAAACACAAGAACAATTATCACAAGCATCATTTAATGCAGGTGAACAAGCTAGACAACAGGCTGCTCAACTTGGGTTATCTGCACAGCAACAAGAAGAAGCTGCAAGACAGGCTCAAGAAAAATTTGCTCAAAGCGGATTTCAAATGCAACAACAAGCCTTACAACAAGAAGGTATACAAAGTTTACAAGCCTATCAAGCTGGTGAAGCTGCAAGACAACAAGCAGCTAAACTTAATTTAACAGCAGATCAACAGAATGAAGCTGCTCGTCAAGCACAAGAAAGGTTTGGACAAAGTGCATATGATATGTCCAATCGTTATAACATGATGGCAGCTCAAGGCTTACAGAGTATAGGTAGTGCACAACAACAAGATGTGCTTTCTAGAATCGGTGCTTTAAGTGGCATTGGTGCTCAAGACAGAGCCTTGCGACAAGCTAGTATGGATATGGGATATGAAGATTTCATGCGTCAACGAGACTTTTCTAAACGACAGCTTAGTGACTTTAGTGGTATGTTAAGAGGTGTACCAGTACAGCCAGAGCAAAGAATAAGTACATACAGTCAACAACCTGGATTATTTCAACAAGCAGTAGGTGCTGGTCTAGCAGGTCTTGGTCTTTATAAAGGGATGGGTTAATTATGAATTTAGTACAACAAGCAAACTTTTTAGAAGATGTGCCTAAAGATCAATTGGTTAGTATGTCACAAGACCCTAATGCACAATTTCCTCCATTTTTAGTATTAAGTGAAATACAAAGAAGAACCACTAACGAAAAAAATTATCAAGCTATGCTTAATCAACCTACTACTACAGTAGCTGAAGAAGTAGTAAGTGACTTTGCACAACCTACAGGTTTGCAGGGTGGTGCACCACAGGCAACTCCCTTGCCTACAAATATCTCTGCAGGATTATCTGGTGCACCAACTGCTCCTATGCAAATGGCAGCTAGTGGTGGTATTACTGGTTATGCTAATAAAGGTAAAACAGAATATAAAGCAGGACAAGACCCATTTTTAGCTGCTAATTCTAAAATTACTTCTAAACAATATAGTGAAATTTTAAATAAAATTGCACAAAATAGAATAGAAGAAAGAGGTCAAATAGCAGGTCGAATGTCTAATATAGGAGATAGAGCTTTTAGTATTATGGGAGGTAGTGGAAATAATATTAGATTAAATCCAAATGAAGAAAAAATGTTTGTTGAATTAGCTAATCAAATAATAAATAAAAAAGCTAGTGGTGGTTTAACAGGTTATGCAACAGGAGATATGACTGCTTTACCTGCAGGTAGTGCACCTATGATGGGAGCAGGTATGGGTATGGATGCATTAGGAGATAATATTGATTTAGAAAGATTAGCAGAAATTAGAAATCAAGTTGGAGATCAAGCATTTAAGTTTATGTTTGGTGAAAAATTTGGTGATGAATTTATGGATTATGTTGCTATTACTCCTGGACTAGGAGTAGCAGGAAAGGTTTTACAAAAAGGTTTACCTATGATTGGTAAAGGATATAGAGGTTTAAAAAATTATTTTAGAAAAGCCAAAACAAAAGATACCCCATTACCAGATGTAAAAATAAAAGGTGGTGGAACTCAACCTGGTGGAGTTTTAAGAGAAACTATTGAAGAAGCAGGTCCAGGTCGACCATTTATACAACCAATAATTGATAATCCTCTAACAAGTGCTGTAATAGCAACGCCTGTTTTAGGTGCAATTAATCAAGCAATGGGTGATTCTGAAACAAGTGATGTAGTTTCTGATGAAAGTAAAAAAGAATTAACAACAGAACAATTAAGAATACAAGAGTTAGAAAAACAAATAACAGAATTAAACGAATTAAAAGGTTTAGCTGGTGCAAAAGAAAACAAAGGAGACTATCGTGATTTAGTAAGACTAGGTGCAGGTATTATGAGTGCTAAAAATATAGGTGATATTGGTACAGCAGTTACTGGTGTACTAGATGCACAAGATAAGCGTGGATTAGTTGGACTACAAGGTAAATTAACTGAAGCACAAACTGAACAAATACTTGCTAATATTGAAGCTATGCCTAAAGAAGCACTTCTTTCACAAATGACAAATCTTATAAAAGCATCTGAAGCTGGATTAATTACTGATATGGAAGCAGCTATGGTTCAATATAATGCTTTAGCAAAAAGATATGCTGAATTAGAAGGTCAAGAAACTAAACCAGCAAGTGAAGATGCTAATGTAATAGCTTCATACGGATAAAATGAAAGAAGTAACTTTGCCTGATGGGAAGGTAATTAAAATTCCAGATAATTTAGACCCTGTAAAAAGGTCTGAATTAGCTGCTGCTGTAAGTAGACAGTATGATGGATTTAATATAGATGAACCAACACTTAGTGGTAGAGCTGTTGAGTTTGGTAAAGCTATACCTAGACAAGGTTTGGCTACATTAGCTTCTGCCATTAAAGGTCCAGTTGCTTTGTTTGATGTCGGTGATGACAGCGATTTATATAAAGGCATTACTGACTTTGAAAAATATTTACAAGAAGATTCAGCACTAGCACCTGAAGCTGGTTATGAAGATTTATACAGCACAAAACTAGGTGGTGCATTTGGTTCTTTTATTCCTTTTTTAGGAGCTGGTGTAGTAGGTGGAGCATTAGCTAAAGCAGGTACAATAGGTGCAAGAGCAGGACAGTATGGTATTCCATTAGGTTTAGCAGTTCCAGCAGGTATGGGTCAACAAGCTGATCTTATTGAAGCCTCTAGAGGATTAGGAGAAGAAGTAGGTGGTTTTAAAGAAACTGTAGCCACATTACTTGGTGGTGCTATAGGTGCTACAGAAATAATGCCTGTTGCTAATATCTTAAAGAAAGTTCCAAGGAAAGCATTAGAAGATTTACCAACTAAACAACTCATACTTGAGTACATGAAGTCTGCTGCACAGTCAGGAACATTTGAAGGTGCTCAAGAAGTAGCAGCAAGTTTATTACAAAATATGGTTGCTCGTGGTTTATACAGCGATGAACTACCATTAATAGATAGTGTATTTGAAGAGTTTACTCTTGGTGGTATTGTCGGTGGTACTGCTGATCTTGTCTTTAACAGTATGCAAAAGCGTAGAGGTATTGCTACTCATGAAGAAGGTGAAAGAGCAGAACGAGCCAAAGTAGATTCTAATAAATTAATTGAAGCTAAAAAAGCAGAACTAGCAGAACAACAAGGTGTATTACCAGTAATACAAGATCAACCATTTAAAGTTGCTCCAAACATACCTGCACCAGTAGAACCTGCAATTGCACCTGACTTACAAATTATAGAAAATACCGATTCAACATTTTCTTTGTTGGATCAAAACAATCTTGAAAACCCTGTTATTAAAACAGTGCCAACTCAAGCAGAAGCCTTAGCTGAAAACAAAAAAGTTAAAGATGCTTTTGCACAAACACAAATCATACAACAACTAAACAACGATCTATATTCTCAAGGACTTATTAACAGTTCTACTGCATATAGGATTGGTGAAAGTTTATTAAATCCAAACTCTATATCTGTTGGCATTAATACAATTATTAAGTATGACCCTAAAGCTAAAAACAAAACTCTTAAAGAGTATAGAGAAGAGCTAGAGACTGCAGGTACTTACAACAAACTTCCATTTCAAAATCAATACACCATTGCAGATGCACAAAAACTATTAAACAAATCACAGTTTAATCAGTTTGCATCTGATGCTGCAGCCAAAATATTTGAAACTTCAGAAAAAAACGGCATACCATCTATTCGTGATGGCAAACAAACCATTGATACATCTAGAAAATATATTAAAGAGTTTGCTGCTGGTAAAAACATAGAACTAGACTTCAATACTCCTGCTGTAAACTATGCAGCAAAACTATATACTGGTGAATCAAATTATTCCAAGATGAGCAAAGGACAAAAAGAATTGTTCTTGGCTAAACTTCACTCTCTTCCTTCCTTTAATGTTAAAACCCCATTTCCTAACTTTGCACCTAGAGCTTACTCTGCAAAAGATACTGCAGACTTTGTAGCAACCATAGGCTCAACTGAATTTACTGGTAAAGATGTACAAAACTTTTTAGGAAATAGAGAAATATCTACACTTGCTGCTTCAGATTTTTTGCGAGACTTAGATCAAAGTGGTAGAGCACAGTTTGTTAAAGGTAAAGAGAAAGGATTTTTAACCTCTGTAAGACAAATTAGACCTAACTTTGAGTTTGATATTGCCAGAAGAGCAGAAGGCTTTAACGAGTCTCCTGAAGAGTTTCGTGCTAGGTTAGAAAGCCAAGGTGAACTTAAACCAGAAGTTATTGAACAAATGGTTCAAAACGAAACAGCCAGACAAGAACCTTACACTCCTCCTGAACAACTAGAAGAACAAACCATAAACTTTGCAGAAGCTATAGAAGAAGGGCGAACCAATAAGTTTGCTAAAGAATTGCGTAAGTCTCTAGATGCTAGAGGTTTAAAAGATACAGGTATAGTTGTAAGTAATGACATTTTATCTACTTCAGTATTAAAAGAACAAGATGGGCAAATAGCTTTTGATCCTAGAATAACAAGAGAAACAGCCGAAGAAGGTGCTGTAGAAGGAGAATACGACAAAAATACAGATATTATTTTCTTATCATTAAATGCAGTTAATCCTGATGGCAATGCTACTGATGCAGAAATACAAACACGATTAAACAAAATTCTAGATCATGAAATGATTCATGCTTTACGAGCTAAAGATTTAATTACAGAAAGTGAATACAGATATTTAAAGAATTTAGTTAAAAATAAAAGAGTACCTCAAGCAGTTGATGCTCAAGCCTTTGAAAAAAAAGAAACTTTTTATGATAGAAGTAAAAGAATAAATAAAGGCATTGAAAAATATGGTGCAAGTACAAATAAAAAAGAAGAAATCTATATAGAAGAAGCTATAGCAGAACTATTTAGAGCTAGAGAAGTAGTGGCTAAAGATGTACCACCTAAAGCTAAAGGTATCTATAACAAGATTGTTCAGTTCTTCCAAAGCATTGGCAATGCTATGAAGATATCAGGCTACAACAAAGCTGCAGATATATTCCAAGACATAGAAGCAGGTAGAGTTGGAGCTAGAGCTAGAGGTGAGATAAGAACCTTACGAGACTTAGATCAAGCTGGTAGAGCACAAGCTCAAGTTGTGACCGATTATGAAGATGATGCAGAGACTCCTACTGGTCCAGTAGTAGAAACAAAAGTTAAACCTACAAGTCCTAGACCTTTAGCGTTTGATCCTAGAAGTACACCAACTACTACGCCACCTACTACACCTACTACGCCTGTAACACCAACAACACCAGTTGCACCAACAACACTTGTTCCTCAAGGAAAAAATCCTCCTATAAAATTTAAAAATCCTTATGCTTATAATCACTTAGTAAGGTATTATTCTGAGTTTAATGGTGGTGATGCTACTGATTATCAAGTATTTAGAGATTTTCTTCCGCAAACTAAAAACCTAAAAAACTTTGCAAAAAAATTTGAAGAAGATGGTGATGTAAATTTTTTACAAGAATTATTAAAAGTTGCAGGTTTTGATACAAATACAGTTAAAGGAAGAAAAGCAAAAGAAATTTTTGATGCAGATGTAAAAAGATATGAAGATGGTACTTTTACTTTTTACCCTAATATAAGTTCTAAACCTTATAATATTACTTCTGATCCTGAGTTTGATACATTAACTACTACACCAACTACCCCACCAGTTGCAACACCACCTGTTACACCTTCTAAACCTACTACTATTTTTGATAATAGAAGTATAAGTAATGAAGAATATATACAACAAAGAACTAATATATTATTAGGTTTACAAAAAGCTGGAGTAATAGATCAAGATATTTTTGATGCAGATGGTAATGTAATAAACACAAAAAAAGGAAATAACGATTCTATTAAAATGCTTAAATGGCTAATAGATAATTCTCCTAGTGAAGATTATAAAATTATTGCTCAAAAAACTCATAAATCTTTACTTGATTTGCAAAAAATTGGTTATAAATTTCCTTTTGAAATAGAAAATAAAATAAATAGTTTTAGAGGACAAATAACTCCTTTACAAGCAGACGGAAAAACTATAGCAACAAATCGAAAAAGAACTGCTGTTTTATCTATGCAAATTTCTGATCCTAACGATTTTTATAATGTTGATAAAGATCAATGGAGAAGTAATAATGGAGTAAATTTTGAAACTCTTTTACATGAAAATATTCATCAAGCAACAGTAGCTCAAATGTTTGCTGTTAAAGATGGTAATGCAACAGGTGATGCTCAATCATTTGCTAGAGTAGAAAATGCATATAAAGAATTACAGTCTCAACAAAAAAGACTTAAAAAACATTATGACGATAAAATTAAATACTATAGAAATGCATCTAAACAATTAGATAATTCTAAGGTTCAAAAAGAAATAGCAGAAAAATTATTTGATTTAGCAGCAAATAATCCTATAGAAGCAGAAATAGCACAAATATTTATTAAAGAAAATCCAGATGTGCCTTATACATACATACAACAAAATACTTATCTTTCTCAAATTAATTTAGAGGCATTTAGAGAATTTGAAATAGGTTATCAATTATTTGGAAAAGGAAAACAAAAAGAACAAGATGTTTCTGAAATGATTACTTTTGGTTTAACAAATAGAAATTTTCAAAAAATGCTTGAAAGTATTCCATATAAAAATAATAAAACTTTATGGCAAGGTTTTGTAGAAAGTATAAGAAAAATATTAGGAATACCAGCTAAATTAGATACTGAATTATCTGCATTTTTATCTAATGCAGCAGAGGTTTTAGATTTAGGACAAACAGGATTAGAATCATTAGTGCCAAGAGCACCGCCTATAGAACCAGAAAAAAAACCTAAAAAACCTAAAGAGCCAGATACAGTTCCTTTTGCTACTAGACCTACAGAAGTAGTTGTAACTAAACCATTTACATATACAAAAGCTAAACCAGAAGAAGCTGGTATGGATATTGTTTATCACAATGGAGAACTTAATAATTATAAATTACAAATTTTTAAATTTGATGATGGGTCATGGTATTTAGAATCACCAGCAGAACAAATAATTAATGGTGTAACACTTAAATCTGATATTTCATCAATAAACTTAAATGCTTTTAACAAAAAAGATGCTGTTACAAATGTTAAAAATTTATGGCTACAACTTCTTAGAAATGGTTCTTATACCTATGGAGTTCGTGGTGAAAACAAACTTATATTAGATGAAGGCGTTACTCTTAATGAAGCTAGACAAGATGTGCCTACATTCTCAAGGATTAGTAAACGAGGTGAGTTAGATAATAGAATTGCTGACCTTGATAGACGAATAGAAATTAAAGAAAATACTTTACGACAAGATGGTCAATACCTTGGCACAGCTTCTTACAACAGAATGTCTAATGAGATAGATGTTCTTAAAGGACAAAGAGCAAGACTGGTAGAAGAAAGAAACAATCTACCTCCAGAACAAGTACCTTTATTTAGTAGAGCAGCTACTAAAGATTCACCTGCATATTTAGATTTAACAAAAGAAAATTTAGAATATACAAATGAGTGGGCAAAAAATGAAACTGAAAATACCTCTCGTTTAGTTTTACCTTTTATTACAAGGATGCCTATAGATGATTTTTTAATGTTGACTTCTGATAAAACAATTTTTGAATTAATTAAATCTGAAAAACCAAAAAATGTTGATGTTATGGGAGATACAGTAGCTTTAAATCCTAATTTTGATCCAGATATTTTTAATAAATTACCAAGAAGAATGAATAGATATGTTGGTGCATATCCTTATTTATCTATTAACGAAGATGGAAAAGTTATAGGACATGAAGGTAGACATAGATTAGTTTTAGGTCAAAAAGATGGTGCTATTGATGCACCAGTAATTATTATGTTTGAGCCAACAGGCAAAGCATTACCACAAAAAGAAAAAATATATTCTGCTAATAATTTAGAAGATTTAGGAATAAAATTTTTATTACCACAATTTAAAAAATCATTAACAGATAAAGTTGAATTACTTGTAGATACAAATATTATTAATGATCAAAATATAAATCAAGCATTAGCAATAGCTACTCTTCCAGATGGCATACAAGAAAGACAAAGATTAAATAATGAAGATAAACAATCTGCTTTATTTTCAATTCAACAAATACAAAGTGTTCCAGCAAATCTAAAAAATGATTTTAGATATAGTGCTCAATTAGAAAGTCATTATGATAATTTAATAGATTTAGGATATCTAGAATCATCACCTCAAGACATACCATTGTTTAGCAGAGCATCTAGAAATTTTAGCGATGGCAACTCTAATGAAAGCATCAAAAGAAGAGAAGCTGTAAAGGTAGCTGAAGAAAGAACAAAAGAAACACCTAGGGGTGATATACCTTTTTACAATATGAACGCTTCAGACATCGCCTTAGAAGCTGCTATAGAGTTTAATCAAGACCCTCTTAAGACTGCACCTGATGACATACCTACTTTTTCTAGAGCTATGCCATCTAATTTACAAGAAGCTGCAGATGCAGTAGGAGTTGCTACACCTAAACAATCACAAGCCACAAGATTAATTGACTTTGCATCTGACCCTATTAACAGCATTAAAAAAAGATTTAAAACTTTTAGACAAAGTTATATAGATAGTAAAGACCTTCTTGATAAAAGAATACTTAAAGGATCAGAAGAAAATGAAGAAGTTAGACTAGCTAATAACACTGCAGATACAGCAAGTATAGCTGCAATTCGTATGGCAGATAGAGCAAGAGGTATTTTTCAACAAATGTTGTTAAAAGGTATACCAGTAGATGTTATAGAGAAATTACCTTCTTTGACTAAAGTTATTGATTTAGTAATTAACACAAGATATAACCCATTAATTGAAGGTGATACTTCTACAGGTGGATTAATGCAAATACTATCAGCACTTCAATCTGATCCTGAAGTAGATTTAGAAGGTGTGTTTGCTTTGTATGCTAAGTTAAAAAGAGTTAAAAAATTAAATGAAAGAGGAGAAGAAATAGCCTCTCCAATTACTTCTAAAGAACTACAAGCTATTGAAACTATTGAAAGAGAACATCCAGTAGTGGTAGAAACATATAACAACTATCAAAAATGGAACAATGGATTAGTAAAGTTTGCTACTGAAAAAGGATTGTTAGATGCAGATCAAGCTGCAAAATGGATAGAACATTCAAGCTATTATCCTTTCTATAGAACTATGGTAGATGATGCAAATATTACTGCACCTACCATTGCAGGTGGCTCACTGCCTAACAACCCTTTAAATATGCCAATGAAAGGGTCTGAAGAAAAAATTGATGTTGATCCTATAGAAGCTATAGCAAGAAACTCTTTATCTATTTTAACTGCTGCTATGAAGAATGATGGCATGAGAAAACTTATAAGAGACTTTGAACAACTTAATAATCCTGAAAAAGGAATAAAAGAAGCAACTCTTATTACAGATAAAAATAAATTAGCAGGAATAAATAGTGTATTTGTTTTTGAAAACGGAAATAAAAAACATTATCAAATTGCAGACATAGATTTATTTATGGCTATGCAATCTATAGGTGGTATTAAAGTAGATGGAATTATGAAAGCTATTGCAATGCCTGCAGGATTATTAAGAGATACAGTAACTCGTGATCCTGGATTTGTATTTGTTAATGTATTAAGAGATACATTGTCTGCAGCAGTTACTTCTGGTGCACCATTAGGAGGTGAAGGATTTACACCAGTAATAGATTCATTTAAAAATTTATTTGGTGACATAAGTTCATTAGAAGAGTTTGGAGTCATAGGTGGATATGACTTTGCAAATGACGAAGGTGATGTAAAAGATTTCTTAAACAGAGCAAGAAGAAGAGCTGGACTCTCAACAAATAATGGTATGAGACCTGATGTAGCATTTTATAAACTATGGGATGGATTGGGTCACTTAACAACTAAATCTGATGGAGCAACTAGAAAAGCTGTAGCAGATGCAGTCTATAAAAAATTAAAAAAATCTATTGATCCAGTCACAGGAAAATATTACACAGAAGCTCAGGCTCAATCTGAAGCAGCTTATCAAGGATTAGAAATAATTAACTTTGGAAGGCGTGGACAATCAACATCTTTTAAAATATTAACTACTGCAATTCCTTTTTTAAATGCAAGAGTTCAAGGTCTAGATGTTCTGTATAGATCATTTACTGGTAAATATTCTGCACAAGATAAATTGCAAGAGGGTGGTTCATTAGAAGATTTACAAGGCATGATTATGCGTAGAGCATTAAGCAGAATGGCTGTGTTAATTGGTACAACTGCTTTGTATTACGCTTTGGTTAGTGATACTGATGAATATAAAGCAGAAAAGCTAGAAAAAAGAGATGACAATTGGATCATTCCTATAGGTGGTGGCAATGTTATTTATATACCAATTCCATTTGAAATAGGTATGTTAGGTAAAGCCATACCTGAAAGATTTTTTGATTTAATTAGTGGAGAAGATGCATTTTCTGAAACTTCAATTACAGATTTTAAAGAATCAGTATCTAGACAATTAAGCACATCTGCTGATATACCATTTTTAGGTGGAGATGTAAGCATACAAGCAATCAAACCTATCTTTGAAGCAGTCACTAATAGAGCCTCATTTACTAACTCAGAAATAGTGCCTTACTTTATGGAAAAAGAAAAACCTGCCTATCAAACAAGAGAGTCAACTAATGAATTGTTTAGACTAATAGGAGAACAATTTAACATATCCCCAATCAAACTTGAGTACATCTTCAAAGGCTACACAGGAACACTAGGAGGTTATGCCTTGACTATCACTGATGCTCTTGCAAGGTCAGTGACTGGCACACCTCTCATGCCACCTAACATCAAACAAATTCCTGTTGTTGGTAGGTTTGTTGGCGATCAAGAAAGGATGGGAGGACTGCAACAACAATTCTATAAACTCAGAGAAGAGGTTAATACTGCTGTGACCACCATGAACTCTCTCAGAGAAGATGGCAGAATGGATGAACTCTACGCTTACAGAAACCAAGTACAAGGACTGTTAAATGCAAAAGGTCAGGTCAGAGCCATAGAAAGATACATGAGGAATTGGAGAAAAAGAAGAGATAGGATTCTCAACAGAACAGACATCAACGCAAATGTTAGAAGTGATATGTTGTTAGACTTGCAAATAGAAAGAGATAAAAGACTGGCAATGATTCCTGAACTAAGACAAAAAGCAGATATCCCACCTGATACAGTGGGTGTCATCCTGCGATAGGTTATCTCTTACCAGTAAATAATATATTTTTCTGGGCTGCCAGACGCTGCGATTTCTGGTTCACCCTTTCAACTGCGTTGCTTAGATCAACTATTTTGTCTGACATTCGATCAATGTTTTCATCCACACTCTTTAGCTGTTCGATGATTTTCTCTTCCTTAAATTGTTTTAACTTAAAGAAGTCATTGTGATCAGGATGACGAGCATGAAACAGACGAGCATAAAAGCTGATGTAATCATTGCTGATTTTAAACTCCCCACCATTGGTTTCTATCTCCCTGTTCCACCTAATCCGATTAATGATTGCCCAATGAGAGTAATGCTTTCTGCCAGTCTTAATAGCTTCTAGCGTATACTCCTCAAACTTATTCCACACTTGAGGGTTCTTCTTATGCCACTCCCACCAAGCCTCTTTCCTTTCTTGTAGCTTTTGTTCAAGCTGTTCTATCATCATCGACATTATCTTCCTCCATTAATTTTTCTAACCATCCTGCCATTTTAAAACCACTTTCATTTTTAATATCTTTTACCAATATTCTAGGCAAGTAATACTTGTTAGCAATATCAGTAATAATCTGAAGTAAATCTTCTCTATCTATATTCTCTGCCCATTGCTTGACTTCATCGTAAGTCACTTCATCTTTATTCATCTTTACTCCTTACTAATGGAAAACACTTAATCGTAAGTTCACATCTAGGGTTATGTTTATCCACACCCCCAAATACATACGACACCTTTTTAATCTGTTTAAAACTATCATCCTCTATGATCTCAGCCTTGACCAAAGCATCGCAAGTAAACTTATCTATAATAGAACAAGGATTACTCACATCTAATCTTCGATTGCTTTTGGCATAGTAAACATACTCTAAGGAAACAGGGTCATTAAACTTAGCAAAGTCTTTTATCCTTTCTACTAAGTTTTCTGTATAGATTTTCTTTGCAATGGACAAAATCCTGTAATGAGCATTGCGATAATTGTTTAGGTTCAGGATAAATTTCTTCTTTTCAGAGTAGTAAACTTCAAGAGGTAAGGTCACGAAGGTCATATTCTATTGACTGGTAAAATATATTTTATAACCGACTGCTGTGTTATTGCAACGATCCATTCCAGCCGTCATTCTGTTTCTACAAAAACCATAAACTGATCTTCATCTATTTTTAATATGGCTACAATGTGTTCGCCTTTAAACTTGCGTTCCACACCAGTAAACGATTTGCCTTTAACAACATGGGTATCAACTTGGAAGTCTCCCTCTGTTGTTTCTACTATGATTGATTTAAGACTTATCATTACGCAACTCCATTAGATTATTCCATTTGTATAGCTTCTTGGTTTCATGATCATAAAAATTGCCTTTGTATTCTTGTTGATAGGACACCTTTACAGAATAAGCAATGTTCTTGAAGTCTAATTCTATTCTTTTTACAGACCTAATCAGTTCTTCTTTAATTTCTTGATCACTAGGCATATGGTCAAACTCAAAATAAAAGAAAGGCTGAACAACCACCTTTTCTATTTTTGATTTAGTCTTAAAGTCTTTCATGTATTCTCCACTATACCATTCACTTGATTTAATAATTCCTGTTCAGTTCCATAAGCTTTCTCAAACCTCTTCTTCCAAGGATGCCTACTGATAATAGGTTCAGAATCCTTACCACCACGATGATGGTCAAAACATAAAGGTAATATATGCATATGTGCATCTTCTTTAGTCTTGCCATAAACATGATGGATTTCTACAGCATGATTGGGAAAGCCTTTGTTAAGACACACAATACAACCTATCTGAAAAACTGCATCCATGTGTCTCTTCTCTTTAGCGTTTGGGTTTCTTCCTTTTATTGCCATCTTTCTTACCAAATATCCTTTCCCAATTGTCTTGATACTGCGTTCCCTTTTCAGGTCTCCTCTTGCTACCCTTGGACATCTTCATCCCATATAAAACTTACAGTAGTCTTACCAAAAGAATCATACTGAATTTTCCATACCTTAAAAGGACAAGCATTAAGCCAAGCATAGAAGTCTCTAGCTTTTTGGTTCATGCTCCATACCTCTTGCGTTCTTCTCTAGCGTTGACCATCTTAGTCCTCCACTCCTCAAAGCCTACCTCTAATGCTTTTAACTGCACCTTGAGAGCAGACAAGCCACCTTTGGCTTCGCCTACTCTTAATCTAGCGTTATAGACTTCATCCTGTGCTTCTGCCCAAGTATCTTGAGCAGAAGTAGTTTTCATCCCATCAGCCAGTGCCTTGAGTTTGAGAGTAGCTAACAACTGTTTTACATCAGCTTCATTTTTAAAGACTAAGTATTCAGTTTTCTCTATCAATGGTGCAAGAGTTCTAATCTGATGCATCCACGATTCTACTTGCTCATCCACTCTTAATTCTCCTTGGTAAAGAATTTGCCTATCTGATCTTCAACATTGTTTAATGCTTTTCTACCATGCATCTCGTTGAATACTCGTTTGGCAATCTGTTCAGTGTATGGTTCTTCATTGTGCAATCTTCTCTCTTGAGTATTCATGCTAAACC